TAACCGCAACCGATAACATATTCGAGCAAGTAGATGTAGTATGTATGTTTGATGTATTGGAACACTTTATAGATATTAATTTCATCAAAGACCTTAACACCAAGTATGTTTACGTTTCAGTACCTAACTGCGAACAACCAAACAATATTGATTACTTGATGAGACACTACATACATTTAAGACCAAATGAACATTTGCACCACTTTAATAAGTCTTCACTAATAGAACACTTCAAGTTAAATGGATATAAACTAATAACTATGTCAAACTGCGAAGACACGATAAGGAAAAGACCAAATACACCAATGAATATTTTATCTGCTATATTTGAAAAGGAAAATTTAAGCTAATGGGAAAACATAAATACATTGAAACACCCGAAAAGATGTGGGAATACTTTGAAGCATATCGCCAAAAAGTAAAAAGCAATCCTATTTTAGTTCAAGACTTTGTCGGAAAGGATGGGGATGAGGTAAACAGAAAGAAAGAAAGACCATTGACATTGGAAGGTTTTGAACTCTATTGTTACGATAACGACATTATAAGCGATTTAAGCCACTATTTTGCAAATTTAGATAATAGGTACAGCGATTATGTAGCTATCTGTTCACGCATAAGGAAAACTATTAAGGATGACCAAATACAAGGAGGTATGGCAGGAATTTACAATCCATCAATAACGCAGCGTTTAAATGGTTTGACTGATAAGAGTGAAGTAAGGCATATTGAGCAGCCACTTTTTCCCGATAATTAAAACCTTTTTATTGGGCTACCTTGCAAAACATAATACTTTGATTTCATTGAGTAAAATGCGATTAGTCCATAGGTAAAACAAACTAAAAATAAATGTTCAAACGTACCACCGCAATAAATAGATTATTGAAGTTATCTGCCCGAAAGAAAATCATTCAGGGTGGGACTTCCTAACATCCCCTTATGAGTAATTGTAAGGGGGACTAATCAGCAGGCAAAACATTTGGAATCTTACCCATTTTAATTGATAGGGCAGCAAAGACAGCACACCTTGAAATAAGTGTAGTGAGTGAGACCATACCACATTTGCGAAGGGGTGCAATGAAAGACTTTTTAAAAATAATGGAATGGACTGGAAGGTACAATGATAATAATTGGAATCGTTCATTACTTACTTATCGTTTTTCAAATGGTTCTTACATCGAGTTCTTTTCAGCCGAAATGGAAAGCAAACTAAGAGGTGCAAGAAGAAACATTTTATACATCAATGAAGCGAATAACATCACCTTTGAATCTTATCATCAATTAGCAGTCCGAACAAGTGGTGAAATATGGTTAGACTTTAATCCTACAAATGAATTTTGGGCGCATACCGAGTTAATGAATGATGAGGACACCGAACACATCATTCTAACCTACAAAGATAATGAGGCACTACCCCAAACAATCATTCACGACATTGAAGCAGCCGAACTAAAAGCTAAGACCTCAACTTATTGGGCGAATTGGTGGCAAGTATATGGACTTGGTCAGGTGGGCAGTCTTCAAGATGTGATATTTGACCAATGGAAGCAGATTGACACGATACCGGAAAGAGCCGAGTTAGTAGGGCATGGAATGGACTTTGGATTTACAAATGACCCGAGTACATTAGTAGCGATATATAAGTATGAAGGCAAACTAATCATTGATGAATTACTATACCGAACTAACATGACGAATAACGATTTGGGTAACTTTCTTAAGTCAATCCAATTTGGGCGCAAGGAATTGATATGTGATAGTGCCGAGCCTAAGTCAATAGAAGAACTAAGGCTGCAAGGATTTAACGTGCGACCTGCGGTTAAAGGTGCAGATTCAATCAAGATAGGAATTGACATACTTAAACGATACGAGATACAAGTTACAAAGAACTCAACTAATCTAATCAAAGAGTTGAGGGGATATACATGGGAGAAAGACAATGAAGGCAAACTAACAGGCAAACCAATAGATAGTCTAAACCATTGCGTTGACCCTATGAGATATGTAGCACTCTTAAAACTTAATAACCGACCGAGCGGAAAATATTCAACAATTTCAATCTAAACTTATATTTATAAATAATGATAGGCAATTACAACCAGTTAACCATTAAGCAGTTTTTAAAAATCAAACTAATTAGCGAACTTGAACAAGACCCACTTCACAGAAAGGTTTTGATATTGAGTGAAATTAGCGGAGTATCAGTTGATGAAATCGAAAGTATGCCAATAGGCGAAATGATTGAGGCATTGAAAGGACTTGACAAGATTGAAAACCTGCAAGCAGATGAGAAGATTAAATTGAAATTCAAAGTAGGTGGCAGGCGATTTATTGTTAAGTGGAAAGAACAAGAATTAACAAGCGAGCAATTCATTGATGTTAGTCACTTTTGCAAAGAGCCTGAAAAGATATTGAGCAACATACATAATATACTTGCTTCAGTATGTGTAGAACGTAATTGGTATGGTAAAGAATTAGGGTATAAAGGCGATAAGCATAAAGAGGTTGCAGACTTGTTTTATAATGAGATGAAAATATCGACTGCATATCCTATCATGCTTTTTTTTTGCAAATACTACGAGGCATTGCAGCAAAATATCCTAACCTTTTTGGAATCGGAAGCGATGAAGGCGATGGAGAACACGAAGGAACTGATGGAGAAATTCAAACTTTTAGAACCAAATGGGGATGGATTGCAAGCATAAACGATATATGCAAAGATGATCGTACAAAATGGGATTACTTTTTTAGGATGAATGTGATTGAGTTCTTGAACACGATGACATTTTATAAAGACAAAAGCGAACACGACAAAGAAATATGGACAAGGCAGCAGCAGCAGCAATAGGCGCAAAGTTTGGAGAGTCAATCAAAGACTATACAAAAGCAAGTGAGAATATCATTGAGGCTATTGTTATGGAGCATTGTGAGGAAGGTATAAAGCTAATGTCAAAACAGATTAAATCAAAGGCACGAACAGGGCAAGCGAGTACATTGGCATCAAGTATGAGTAATATGCCAGTTAGGATAAGTGCAACTAAGTTTCAAGTGAACACGATTACTACTGAGTATTATGCAGACTTTGTTGATAAGGGTGTGAAAGGTGTTAGGAACAAAGGCAAAGCACCACGAAGCCCTTATAGTTTTAGAAACTTAGGAACATCAAAGGCGATGGTTGAAAGTTTTAAGGACTACATCGCAAGGACTGGCAGCAAATCAATGAACAAAAAAACATTGATAAGAAAAAACAAGAAAAAACAATCAGACTTAATCACTAAGGAAGCTAAACAAATGGCAGTAGCAACTAAAATTGGAGGTATCAAACCAATGAATTTTATTGCCAAAGCAGACAATCCACAAAGGACAAAACAACTTGCAGCAAGTTTAGCAGCAGCATTAGGTAAGGCAATGGCAAAGAATATAAAAATATCAATCAATGGCAATTAACATCATATCAAATCCGAACAGCGTAGTGAGTGCATTTAATCAAATGGCATTCAATGTTAGTTCAACGCAAGCAGGACAAAGTAACTTTAACTTTATAGCGGATGTTTATGTGAGTGGAATAAACACCGCAGTAAGTCGAATAGCAATACCTAAACAACCAAGTGTGAATACTTGTTTAATTGATGCAAGTCCGATATTAAAGAACTATGTTAAAAATGATTTCTTTAATGTGAATACTAATATTAATTATTGCGAGCCTAATATAAATAGCAGGGCAAAATATTACGTTCAATTTGGTGAGTTATACGATGTAAGTGGAGTACCAACTATTTACCCTGACCTTAGAAGATTCCCGACAAGTGCAAGCAACACCGCAGTAAATTCGATATTTGGATTTGAGCAGTATAACACTAATGTTTGGAATGGTTATGATGTAAGCGGATTTGGATTTTTAACTGAGATACCCGAAAGGATAACGATTGAGCAAGGGCAAGAATTAAGATTGAGTTTTTATGACCCTAATAATTTGATAGGATTTTTATATGTTGATGGTTATTCGCTTGATTATGTTGTGGCAAATAAAGTAAGTGGTGAGTTCTTATATAATGTCAATGTCAAAAACTTATTTGGACTTAATCAAATTTATAGTACAATAGGAACACATACAATAACACTTAGTAATCAATCTAATGCACCCGTTAAAACCATAACCATTGAAATAGTCGCAGCGTGTTCTAAGTTCGATACAATACGTTTGCATTGGTTAAATAACTTAGGTGGATGGGATAGTTACAACTTCACAAAACAATCTATTAAAGCAATGGATATTGACCGAAAGCAATTCAAAAAAATGCAATCAATTAACTATTCAAAGAGTGATAGGTTAAAAACTAACTACAACACAACCATAATAGACAAATTACAGATTAATTCAGATTGGATAAGTGATGAAATGGCTGATTGGTTTCAAGGATTACTTACAAGCCCGATAGTATACTTAGAAAGGGGAGCAGATAACTTTGTTTCAGTTAATATAACCAATTCAGAATACCTCATCCAACAATATTTGAATGGGCGCAAAATTCACAACTTGCAATTAGATATTGAATACTCATACAACCGTTATAGTCAATCGTTATAATGCAGAAAACAGAACTAAAAATATACGCAGATTCAAAGTACTTCAATGTGGACTTGTTCGATAATGAGCCTATTGAACTAACTAAGTCTATAATTGAATTGACCGAACCAGAGCAGAGGAAGTCAGACTATACAAAGACAATCAACATACCAGGAACAGCTAACAATAATTCAATCTTCACAAATATATTCGATGTAAACCACTCAATATTAAACGGAGATAACTCTAACTTTTATGTGGACTTTGATCCGAGAAAAAAAGCTAATTGTATTTTATATCGTGAAGGCATACCGCAGTTAAGAGGCTATCTGCAAATGACCTCAATCAACATACTTGATGAACAGAATATCACTTATGAATTAGTAGTTTATGGAAGGGTTGCAAATTTGTTTCAAGATGTCGGAGATAACTTATTAAGCGATTACGATTTCAGCGAATACACTCACTTATGGACTGAAACGAATGTAAGAAACTCAATCAATACATCAATTATTATCAATGGAGTAACTGCAAATTTCCAATTAGGTAGGGGATATGTTTACCCTTTGATTGATTATGGCTTTGACAACAATGCACAACAGACCTATAATGTTGACCAACTCTACCCTGCAATTTATGTGAAGACTATTTTAGACAAGATTTTAAAAACACATGGGTATCGTTACGAAAGCACAATCCAATCAAATAACTTTTTAAATTCAACAGACTTTAAGCGGTTAATAATTCCTGCAAATGGAGTTCCAAAACTAACATCAAGTCAAGTAATAGATAAGACATTTGTAGTTGATAGGACTACCGATAATAATTTAGGAGCAGCAACTACCAATATATCTAAGTTAATTTTTAATCGTACTAAACAAGATACAGACCCAGGAGGAGTAGCAGCAAATCATTCATCATGGGTAGTGCCAACAGGAGGGGGTGGAACTTATAATTTTGTTTTAAAATTATTATTCAATATTGAGTTAAATAGTAGTATTACTTTATCATCAG